GACCTTTAATTGATACACCCAACATAGTCAGAATTTGATCTGTTCTGATGATATCGTCCTTAAAGCGCATGTATAGCGCTATGGCCCTATCCTCAAGGTCATTAAGCTTGGTTGTTTCTACGGATACTCCATCTGGGTCGTGGATATAGTAGCGTTTGCCCCACTCACGTTTAGCCTCGTCCAGAGTATGAGCAACATCTCTATGTCCTCTAATATGTCGCCATGTAATAAAGTCCTTTATATTGACTGGTAGGTTATCGTCACTGAGGGGTTTAGTAGGGTCCTCCAAGCCAATGTTAAGCGTTATACCGTCCTTGGGGACGGAAGTGACCAACTCATCGTAGAAACGTACCACAGTTTTCCTAAAGTCTTTGTCGGTAGCTTCTATGCCTAGGTAGTGGGGTAATAGTATCTTCTGTTCTTCAAAAGTTAAGCCTGTTGCTGTGCTCTTGGTTGCTGCATCGAAGTAGGGTCCTATACCTCGGTATGATTGTCCTAACCAGGCCTTTACTCCTGGGTCTTCTTGTTGCATCTCCACTAGATTAAAGTGACGATGTACTTCTATTGTTTTTGCCATTCATAGTTATTTAAGCCGTAAAGATAGCTCTATAAAAAGCACATTAACAAACTCCTCCTATTAGCGAGCTTTTGTGCAGTAGAGCCCAAAAAGAAGGGCTAACCTTTCGGTTAACCCATCCAACAACTAAACTATGAAAACTAAAACAAGAGAATCTTAGAAGCCTGCTACAGTAGGAGAGATCTCCAGGTGTAACGAGGTATTACCACGTCTCAAGTTTACTCCACCTGTTGACATCCTATGGTAGGAAGCAGCGTCGATATCACTCGACAAAGCTGCTAAGGTACCACTGTCAAAGTTGGTTAAACCTTGTATGATCCTATACTGATCCGGAATAGGGGTCAGACCTTGAACAATACCATGCAAGAATCTGCGGCCTTTTTCAGCCACGAATTGCAGGTTTGGTTCACCGTCAAACATTCCATCGTCTATAAAGACCATCCTGTAAGACTCAAGAGGATAGCCGGTCTCAGGGTGCAAGGGAGACTTCACTGCTCTCCGACCGTAGTCAAAGATAGGGTTAAGTTTTACCTTGATGAGATAGCCATCAATATGATACATGGTATTGAAGAAGCCTGTGAGAGCTAGATCGTAGTTACCTGAACCTTTGATAAACTTATCTGCAGTATTACCTGCGCCACCACCAAGAATTAGTTGAGTGATTCCAGCCTCCTTCATAGCACGGTCAAACTCCCGCATGCCTCCGCGACCTGTGTAGAGCGTAATGCTCATTCCATCCGTGTCAGACTGTCCAAACAATGCGTTTGCAATGACATTCTGCAAGAATGAATAGGTAAGACGAGTGTAGCTTGAGTAGTTATTGATCTGCTCTAGCAAGCCAGCTCCAGTAGGAATAGGCTTACCTGTCATGATATCCTTTAATGGAATATCACCATTGCTCCTGCGGTTATATCTGGAATACCAGAACATGTGTTCTACTTCTTCCAGCCATGCGCGCTCGAATTGGTACTGCTCAAAATCCATCCATAACTTCATTGACTTTCCACCATGTTCGATGGTGATCGACATTACGCGGTTAGCTGAGTTACCAGCCCACTGATGCGACATCCGTATGATGGACATTTGATTCTTATACTTACCTGGTGCTACACGCTTAAACTCACTTCCTCTGGACTCAGATTCAGCATTAAAGGTGTTCAGATCGCACCAGAGTACTCCGGCAGCAGTCTCACTTGTAGGACATGAAGTAGAGTCTGAAACCGCATTGAGTTGAAGTGTATATTGATACCCCTCACTTACTTTGACAGGATCGCCTAGTACATAAGCCTGAACTCCAAGTGGAGACTCAATCATGTAGTTACGCTTAATCCAGTTATCAGTGAAAGTGAGTGTAAAGGGTAAGTTACCCTTACCAAGGTCTGAGGTGCTTACCGTAGTAGCCACAACAGAGGCCTTGTTCAAACGACTCATTACTGGCCAGGTAAATTGGATGTCATCCAACTCCTTAACCTTTGAGTTTGTTTTCTTGAAACCACCATCGGCCTTTACTATGTCACCCATAGTTGCCATTGCTAGTGGGAAGGACCTCGTAGAGTCACCCAAAAGCCAAGTAAGTTTCATGGTTAGTTCAGCAGGTGTGCCGTGACGTGCGGCATAAAAGTTGTTTTCATCAACCATTGCCTTAGCATCAAAGATGTCTTGCTGTACTTGAAACTTAAATTTACCCAGTCTATTACCTGCCATTGTTATTTATTTATTACATTAATTTTCAAAATCTCTTATAGAGGCCCCTGCTACACGTTGTTCCTGCTCAGTTGCTCTCTTACTCCTATCTGCCTCGTGCGTAGCTCTCAGTTTTAGTTTCTGTGCTGTTAGGGTGGAAGCTTTTTGTCTTATAATTTTAGACAGGTCGCCGTTCTTAAATTGGAAGTACTGATACTGTAACTGCTTCTCAAAGTTAGTACTATCTACCAGTGCTGCAAGTTCGTAAGTACCATCTTGTTTCTTCCTTATGTTACCTAGTACGTAGTTTAGAAACTGGTCAGCTTCCGCTTTGTCTGGTATCCTAAATGTACCAAGTTGACGATTCCCTATCGCTTTATCAAGAACTCCTACAAATGCATCATCCCTTTGTTTCTCTTGCACAGCCCTTTGCTTCTGTTCTTCCATGATTTCTTCTCTCTTGGCTACTTGTTCCGCGGAGAGTTCTTGTAGCGCAGTTGTAGCCTCCGCTATAATACCGCCTGTAGAATCTTCATCGGCTTCAATCATCTTATTGATCTTTGCTTCATTCTTTACTCCACGACTTCTGTAGTACTCCCGAAGAATCTCCTTAGCTGTATCTTCATCTCCTTCTGCCAGGGTTACCTTAGTGTAGTCCCTAGTAGTGGTCTGTTTGAAGAGGTCTGCCACATTACCGCCCGCATAAGCATGGTTAAGAGCTTTAAAGGCTACAGGGTACTTCTCCTCAATCTCAGTAAGAAAGTTGTCCAGGGCTTGTTCCCTAATAGCTTTCTCTCTTAGTGCAACCCCATTCGGAGATGCCGGATCAGAATCACCATAGTCAACCTCTACAGGTTGTCCAGTGATTTTTTCAACTTCTTCAAAGAACGCTAGAGGATTTACTTCCTCTTCTTCCTCATCAAGCCCCTCTTCCTCTAACTCTACTTCCTCCTCTTCTCCAAGGATTTCGTTGTCTTTAAGCTTAGGTTCCTCCTTTGGCTTTTTGGCCTTAGTATCTTTCTTTTTCTCTTCTTTTACAGGATCGGCTTTGGAGGCCTTCTTTATCTTCTTCTTATCCTGAGGTAGTTCATCTTCTTCTTCGTCTTCCTCTTCTTCGTTCTCCTGATCTTCATCCTCCTCGTCTTCAACTTCCAGCTTAGCAGCTTCTAGTTGAAACGTCGGATCATCTGCCTCAAAGTCGGACCAGCTTACACTTGGTTTTTCCATTTTCGTTTAGTTTAGTTGTTCAAATATATTACATTCCAAATTAGTAGTATCTAGTGTTTCAGTTAGATAGAGTTTATACAGCTTTCTTGGTAATTATTTTGTACTTTTACCCTCTCCAACTACTTTATTCTTCAGTGCAACTACAGCTTGCTTATCAGCTATCTTCTTTCTGGTGTTTATATCCTTGTCCTTAAGGTCTAGTTCCCTGTCCTTTTGCCTAGCTTTAACAGCCTCGGTTCTAGCCTTGAGAGCTAACTCAGCCCTATCAGTACTGTTATCCAGCATAGCCTTTTGGGCTGCAAGAGGGTCTGTTGTAGGTAGAGGGTTCTGGTCTATACCACTCATTTTAAGTAGTTCTAGATCTTCCTTTCTATCATACTCTAAATTTACTAGCCTTTCATTTAGGACAGCCTCTACCTGTAAGAAAGACTTCTTAATAGTTTCTAGTCGTTCCTGGGCTTCTTGTTCTGATAACTGAACGTTCTTTTGCGCTTCCATAGACTTAGCTTCCGCCTCCTTCAGGATGCTACGAAGCTTGGATAGTGACTGCGCCTGTACGACGTCTATGATGGTAGAAGGTGATACACCGTTTTGGGCAAAGGCTTGGACTTGTTGCCTTACCATCTCCAGGTTCTGTATGTCTCTAGCTGACCTAGAGATGTAGACGCCGTAATCGCTTTCAATATACTGAGTAGGATCAATACTAAGAATAGCATTCCTCATGTCATCACCTTGGTAGAGGGCTGAGAAGCCGTCTGACCAAGCTAGTTTAGATACATCTAGTAGGCCTCTTAATTCACTCTCAATGAACTCTTCGAAGCCTGAGAAGGTCTTCTCTGAGAT